TATTATTTGTTGTTTTGGTGTCATAATCTTTGTTGTTAAAATAAATTTAAAGGGGTCAAACTTAATCAATTTCGATAGGTTTGGATGGTTTTTAATATAGATACCTTAAATACTGTTCTAATCGAAAATAACCTCTTTATCGCAGTTCAATTTTATAAAATTGCTTACGATTTTTGCAAAAGCGTCAAGGTTCTCTTGTTCTAATTTATCAACCAAAACCTCGCCAACGGTCGGATTTAGTTGTTTTATTGTGTTTGTGATTTGTTGTAAATGTTCCATTTTTGTTAAATTAAAATTCAGTAAATCGGCTAAATAAACCATCAAAATGAAATTTACAATCGCCAAGTTGCCCATTTCTTTGTTTTGCCAATATCACCTCTGCCCTGTTTTTTGAAGCATCGTAAAGCATTTTCCATTCTTCGTAATTCTTTGAATCTTCAAGCTCTCTTGAACGCTCAAGAAAATACTCGTCTCTGTGGACGAACATTACAATATCTGCATTAGCTTCTACCGCCCCGCTGTCTCTCAAATCAGAAAGAATTGGGCGTTTATTTTCTCTGCTATGAACCGCTCGAGAAAGTTGGGATAATGCCACAACAACAAGATTAAAGTCTTTAGCAATCTTCTTTAATCCTTCCACAATTTTAGAAACTTCTTGCTCCCTTGAAAATTCCTTTTTTTGCGGTGTTATCAGTTGTAAATAATCAATGCAAATCATTTTGACATCCATTTTTCTTTTGATTCTCTTGATTTTACTCCTCATTTTTGAGACTGTCATTCCCGCTTCATCATCAACCATTAACTTAAAACTGTCCATTGTCCTTCTGCTAGAATCTATATCCATTTGCTCGCTTTGATTCAGAGTGCCTTGTTTGATTCTAAATGGATTAACGCTAGCCGCTTCGCTTAAGAACTTTCTAGCTAGACTAGAGTCTTTGACTTCAATTGAAAAAAATATTACTCCGTTTTCTTTTGCTACATTTCTTGCTAAATTTAAACAAAAAGTAGTTTTCCCAGAACTCGGGAGACCGCCAAGGATTATTAAATCCGACAACTCAACCCCACCAGTTAGTGCATCAAGATTATTAAAATCAAAAAATAATAACTCTCCTTTCGGATCGTCAACCACTTTATCAACAAGTTTTGAAATATGTTGAGGTTGTTTAGAGCCTTCAAACCCAAAATCTATAAGCTTATCATCCAAACTATCCCTGATAGTGGCAAAATCATCGCTAAAATTGATTTTCTCAAAAGCTTCTTGTAGCTGCCTTTTTTGCCAAAAATCAATAACCAATCTCGCATAATCCCTTAAATCAATAACTCCACTTGCTTGTGAGAGTAGAGTTCTCATATATGAATCTCCCCCCTCAATTCTCTCCTCAAAAAATGATTTAAGGGTTAAATTATCAGCTCTTCCAGAAGCTATCACGCTAATTATTCTCTCGTAGATAGCTTGATGATTTAGAAAGTAAAAATGTTTTACTTCCAAAAAATCCATTCCAAGCAAATAATCGTTATTAATCATCAATGATCCAAGTATTATTTGTTCCACTTCTTCGCTGTATAGTTCTATTTTATTTATCATTCAGTAAGTGTTTAAATTGAGAGAATTTTTGGGAAAATCTAGCTTCCAAAAAATCCTTTGAAGCTGGCAACTTCCCATAAAGTTCACCTTTTCTTAATCTTTCTGATACTTCCACAAATTCAGCGTCAGACATATCTTTACAATCTTCAAAGAGGATATTTATTTTTTGCTCAAGATTTTTTTCGGTAATACTGATTGAGTGGTCAACCAACATTCTAGTCAAGCATTGAATTATTGTCGTTTTCTTCATTTTTAAATTTTTGCATTAAATTGTTGTAAGTATCCGCCAGTTCTGTTTTTTTGTTGTTTTGAGTTCGTTTTAAATAATCTTCAATTTTTACAAACTTTTCCCTAAAACTTCCTCCGCTTTGAATTACAGGGAAATAATCTTTTCCGTAATTATTTCCAATGGCTTGAATTGCTCTTTTTACATCATCCTTTGCCTCGGCTCTAACTTTCAAATCAATTTCAATCAATTTTCTAATTTCTTCTGCGTATGATCTTTGACTAGAAGCTGGTAATTTTTTATTCATCTTTGCTTCCAAAACAAAAATTAATCCATCTGCCAGAATGATATATTCTTTCTTAACTTCTTTACTTTCTTTACTTTCTTTAGTTATTGCCCTTCCTTTGCCCTTCCTTTGCCCTTCCTTTGCCCCTTCTTTGTCCTTTTCTATGCCCATTTCTGTGCCTTCTTTTTTGTCGTTATCTTGATATAAGCAGTAGTTTGTAAGAGTGATAAGGCTATATTGCTTTGCCCCTTTGATTGTCAATTCGTTTGTCGATTTTAGTTTAGTTAACGAGGTTCTCACAGTCTTAATTGAAAGACCACTTGATTCTGCTAGCTTGGAGAGGCTTGTTAAAAATTGACCACGCTTAATATCTATGCCACGCCATTTTTTATCTTCAAAGTTTGCTCTAAGTAAAATATGAAAGAAAAGTCTAAAAGTGTTGTGGTCATCATACCACTCCCATTCTAAAATTTTGCGATGAATTTTTATAAATCCAATATTATTGGTTAAAATTTTTGTCATTGTTTTGCTCACCGTTAATTTTAAACTTACCTTCTAACTCGTCGCAAATACGCCAAGTTGATTTTCTTACTATGTCTTTAAGCTTTAGATCTACGCCAGCATATTCTAATTGTTCTAGCATCTCTCCAATTCTTTTCTGGAAAATTTCTTGTATTGTTGATTTTTGCTTCATTTGCTTACCTTTTAATAACTTACTTTCTTATACTCTAACCCAAAAATTCTAACATTCAACATTGATTATTATTTTCTTTTTGATACTCTTTTACTATGAAAACAATCCGCTCCATATACCCCCATCTAGTCTTTAAAATCAACTGTAAAGACAGTGAAATTGAAGAAGCAACCAAAACAGCTAATGAGCTGGCTGAAAAGCTGGTAAAACTAGGAAGTAAAGGGTCTAATCTGTCGTTCTCTAGTCTTCAAATTATGAAGCAATATCTGATGGTTCTTTGACTAAGTCTTGTCCTGTTTTAATTACAAATCCAATATGCCCATTCTTACACTCAAATTTTTTTAAGTAGGCACGAGTGGGATAAACTGCAATCCATCTATCGAGGCATTTTAAGCAAATTACTTCGCTTATATCGTGAGGGAGGTTTACTTCTATGTCTATTATTTCACCCATTTATTTTTTTTAATATCTCCCCAAAAGAGATGGGAGTAAGATTTATACATTCTATCGAAACATTGATATATCTTATATCATCCAACCGTTTAGAATGTAAATGTCCGTGTATGTTGTGGGTATATCTTGGAAATTGGCTATCGTGAACTGGGATGTGGCTTAAAATCATTCCTCCGTATTCTACAACTCCGCCAACTCTAGTAAAATATTTAAGATAATCAGCGGCAGGATAAAGGTCGTGGTTGCCCATTATTAATCTTTTAGTTCCGTTTAATCTGCCTGCAATTTCTAATGTCTTTTTACCAAAACAAAAATCACCCAATACCCAAACGGAATCTCTTTTGGAAACTCGGTTATTCCAACGCTTTACAAGCTCTTCATCGTGTTCTTCGATAGTTTTAAATGGTCTATGCGTATGTTCAAATTCAATGACTTTTTTGTGTCCGAAATGAAGATCTGCAATAAAGAATGTTTCGCTCATCTCCCAAATTTCCCCAATTTATTCTTTTTAATCCCCAAATCCTTTCTGGTTTTAATACCAGAGCTTTTAATATATCTCAACAAAGTGCTTTCCGAGGTCTTAATTCCATAATCTTTTTTGATAATTTTAAGCACTTCTTTAATTCCTAGTTTTGGGTCGTGATATAGGCTAGTCAAGTCTTCGTCCGTTAGTATTTTCATTCTTAAAGTAGATAATTATAAAAAACCGCATTATCACCACCACAATTAATTTGTCAATCTTGAATATTTATTGCAAAATTAATGCGAATAATTATACTTATTTTAACATTAATTAAAAATAGTTTGCTAGAAATTAAAGGCTCGGCAGGTTATTTGTAAAATAATTTTATTTTGTTGTTGACAAGATAAATTAAACCTTCATAATACCGCCATCAATTTGAAATTAATTTTTCAAGTTGTGTAAAATGAAATCAGTTCAACCCCAGAATTTGTGAAAGTTTTTCTGGGGTTGAATTCAAAAAATGAATAATGATAAAGAAAATCAGATTTTGGATTTATAGAATTTTTACAAAAAGCAGCATCAGGGTTAATGACGATGCAACAATTGATTTATTTGTAAATAAAGGAGAATTTGGAAAATGGGAATAACGCAAGATTGGTTTATAATTGATTCAAAGAATTGGTTTCTTGCGATATTCAAAACATTTGAACAAAAATGTGATGAATTAGCTTTGCCGATTTACACAATTGAAAAGCAAGAACCAGCTAAAATTAGTAAAGAATTACAACAAAGAATTGATAATTGGTTGCTTGATAGTTTTGATGAAATTATGTCGGGAGACAAAGATAATTATTTCAACGAGGAAACAAGAGAAAGAAATTGTTATAAAACAGCGGTTTGGAATTTTATTAATGACTTTGATAAGATTGATGAAGATTTTGAGTTTATAGAATATAACAAAGAAGATGAGCTAGAGGCTTGGCAAGAACAAAGATTATTAATCCTTAATTATTTGAAAACTTTATGAAAAATCAAATACTAAACAAATTTCTTAAAAAGTATAACGCCTGTGAAGATGGATATAATTTTGCAAAAGATTTAACTCTTGAGCAATTTCTAGAAAAATGCGAACGAGGGGATTGGATTTTATGGCTTTTTAAACGAACTAATCCAAACGACAAAAGAGCTAGAGTTTTGGTTGCTGCTCATTGTGCCAATACTGTTAGACATTTAATGAGAGATCAAAGAAGTTCGAATGCTATAGATATTGCTATTAAATACGGTAATAACGAAGCTACAGATCAAGAACTTTCTGATGCTGATGCTGCTGCTGATGCTGATGCTGCTGCTTATGCTGCTTATGCTGCTTATGCTGCTTATGCTGCTTATGCTGCTGCTGCTGCTTATGCTGCTTATGCTGCTTATGCTGCTGCTGCTGCTGCTGCTTATGCTGCTGCTGCTGCTGCTGCTTATGCTGCTAGAAAGAAGAATCAAAGATTAACCGCAGATATTTGCAGACAATATTTATCAATCGAACTTTGGGATCAATCAAAAATATAAATAGTAAAAATGAAAGGAAACACAAAATCATATAATCAAGTCAAACAAGAACAACAAACTAGACGGATATGCTGGTTAAGTGTTGCGGTTTGTTTGGTGATGGTAGTGGGATTTATTTATTTAATTAACTAATGAACGAAGAACTACAACAATATTACTACGAAATGGCGGGATCGTTTGATTCTGCTGAAACTAATGGAGAAAACAATGAAACTAATAGCTAAAGCACTAATAGAAGCCCAAAGAGAAATGGGTAATGCAATAAAGGATAGTAAAAATCCCTTTTTTAAGTCGGCATATGCTGATCTTAATTCGGTAAAAGATGCGTGTATTCCAGCGTTTAATAAATATGGGATTGGAGTTTGTCAGCCAGTTATTCAGAAAGACGGTAAAAGTTATGTTAGAACTATGTTGATCCACGAAAGTGGAGAAACCAACGAGACAATGGGAATTCCATCTTGCGATGTGGAAATACTATTTTTTAAACCAAATGATGCACAAGGACAAGGTTCGGGAATTACTTATGCGAGACGATATGGCTTGCAATCGATGGCTAATATTGGTGCAGAAGATGATGACGGCAACAAAGCAGTTGAAGAGCCAAAGAAACAAAAAGGAAACCAGTTCAGCGGATTAGCGGAGGCTGCGGATAAAGATATGAAAGCAACACAAAGAGCCGCTAACGAAACAGATTTTAGAAGAATTAAATTACTTTTAGAAACTGCGGAAACGGAGGAAGAGTTAAATGTTATTTCTAAGAACGAAACTAAAACAATCAACAAGTTAGCAAAATACGCACCAGATTTATTTGGTTTATTGAAAGATTGTAAAACTGAGATGCTTAGAAGTTTTACAATGAAAGAAGAACTTGGTGATAATATTGACTATAGCATTGCGGGCTAAATTTAACAATTAAATAACTAAAATTATGAAGTGGAAACCGATTGAAACAGCACCAAAAGACAAACCTATCTTAGTGATTGGTGGAGAAGTTAGTCCAGATGTTGGAGGAGATTATCCTTTAACTATTCCTATGGTCGTTGATTGGCAAGGTTATTGGTCATTAGTTCATTCGTGTTATTATAGCGTAGACACTTATAATCCAACGCACTGGTGTGAATTGCCAGAATTACAAGAAGAAACTAAAGATGATAACTCATAAAATCACCATCAAGAAACAAGACGACAAAAAAGACAAATGTAAGGCTATTTATTTCAAAGTAGTTGAACTGTCTAAACTTGGTGAGTTTGAGGTAATATTCCAAAACATAAAAACACCCAAAACCAACGAGCAACTAAAGGGTGTTTATAAAATGTTTCAACTTGCCTTACCTCATTTTCAGAAATGGCGACCAAGACAAGAATGGGATTTGGAGAAAATTAAGGAGTTTGTCAAGGCGGAGCTTGGCTATACCAGAGAGCCAAGTGGCTTTGAGATTGGAATGATGATTAAACAAAGCGGGTTTTGCCCTAAAGGTCAGGCAGAAAAGATGAGAATGATTAAGTTTTGTAAGAAGATCAAGCAAAACATTAGCTTTGCTGATTTTACCAAAGAGCAGCTTTTTAAGTTCATTAATGAGTTTGAGGTTTGGGCTTTGAGTGTTAAAGATGATAAGCCAAGTTGGAATGATGTTTTTTTGGATGATGGGAGTAAAAAGAGTTTATTGGAGTGGTATGGCAAAAAAAGCACCAACTAAAGCCGAAAAACTCCATTACTCAAGAGTGGTAGATTTAGGATGTTTAATCTGTGAAATGCCAGCAGAAATTCATCACATTACTACAACAAGAGGTTTTGGTGGTCGGGCTAAGAATAACGAGGTTTTACCACTTTGCCCACTTCACCATAGGCTTGGGAATAGAGGGGTTGCTGTGCATTCGGGGGTTAAGAGTTGGGAGGAAATTCACGGCGAGCAAACCGAATTATTAAAAAAAGTTAATCGGCTTTTAGGAATTGATTAAAGAGTATCTTAAACAACAATAAATTAAAATGACGAAAGATATTAGGCGGCGTTGTGAGAATTGTAATAATGTTATTGAGCATAAGCATATAAACGCTAAATTCTGTGGTCAAAAATGCAAAGATAAATATCACAATAGAACAAACCCACGAGGAAAATTTGCACATTTGAGAGGTAAGCCTTTTTAATCTCAACAATCCATTAGAACAAAAGAAATTATGAAAAAATACAAAGACAAAAAAACAGGCGAAGAATTTGGCTATTTAATTGAGCGTGGAGGCTTTGTTATATTAATTCCAGTATCGGAATGGAATAATATTTCTCCATCGGAAGAGTTGGTTTGGAAACCAGATTTTGATGACAGATTTGAGAAAGTTGAGTAACCACTAACCATTAACAACTAAAATTATGAGCAAACAATACAGAATCGTTAAAGAAACCTCTCCAAATGGAGCAGAGTGGTTTATAGTTCAAGAAAGTGTCAAATCTTTTTGGTCAAAAAGTATTAAATGGGAAAAACGAGGTATTCATTATGATTTGGAAGTTGCCGAGAAAAAGATTAAAGAATTATTAACTGAGCCAAAATTAGAAGTAATTGGATATTATCCACCTATTAACAATTAAAGAGGGAGTATGAAAACAACAAGCTACGAAATTTCGCGTAAATTAACAGAAGTGGGATTTGCAATAAATAATGCTTCAATCTTTGCATATTTTAGTAAGCCAATGGTTAGCCCAATGGAATTAGTTGGAAAATTTATTGTCGCTGATGGTTTAAAAGAGGGCTATAGCCTAGATTATTATTCGTTTGATTTAGAGACGATTTTAGAGGCTTTGCCTGATATAATTTACAGCAGCGATGATTTTGGACTTAAGAAAAATGAGATAGGTTATTATTACTTTGATTATGACCACGTGGCTCATGGAATCTATATCGAGAAAGAAAAAGACGAATCTCTAGCCGATACTGCCGCTAGACTTTTACTAACCTTACACGAGAAAAACCTCGTTAAATTTTAAGGAGCTTTATGACATTACAAGAACAGATAAAAAGACTAGAAATAATAGCAAACGACAAGTTCCATGGCGTTGATGATAGCACAACAAAACTAGCCAAAGAAGCCATCTCTATCATTAAAAAGCAGGAGCAAATAATCAATAGAGCATTACTTGGCTTAGAAGCTTCTGATTCTAAATACAGATCAGAAGTTATTGCGGAAATCAACAAACTAATGGAGCAACAATAAAAACCCTAACCCTAATAACCTTCCTCCTTTTCTCCTCTTGCTCTAGTGAGAGGGATTATAGTTGGGGTAGGTTTTATAATAATTATCAATCAAATAACTAAAACAATGGGTTTAAACAACACAACAAAATATAGAGTAGGCAATAAATTCATCAACGGCAAAGTAGATCAAAACCAATTTGACTTTGAGAATAAAGGTAATTATGGCAAAGGTAGATTAACTTGGTCAACTGCGATTAAAAAGAATGGTCAAACAACTTTTGAAAGTTCATCAATTGGGTTTGTGTGTTTTGGTGAGAATATTTCTATTATTGAAAATAATTTAGGTTCTAAGTTCAATATTGAAGGAACTATTGCCCAAAAAAGGAATCCTAACGCTACTGGAGATCAACCTAAAACTTACTGGCAAATAGTTGTTTTTGGTGTAAATATTTTAGAAGATGACCAGTTTGAAAAAGCGGCTAAAGCGGTTGATAAGCATAACAAAGCTAAAGCTAATGCTTTTGTGGCAGAGGAAGAGTTTGTGGATGATGATTTTCCAGCATTTTAATTTATTTTTAACTAAAACTAACTAATATGACAATATTCAATATAGTGTTTGGGATTTGGGCTTTTTCTTTGCTATTATCAGCGATAGCTTACGCAGAACCTACTCTTGAGATTGAATCATCAAAAGCAGCTTACGCAATGAAGTTTTGTTTGTTGGGTCTTTTTATTATGGCAATAATATCAATTTTTATAAATTAACTTTTATTTATAGATTTATGACAAGAGAACAGCGAATAGCAGAGTTAAAAAAAGATTTAAATTCTGCTAAAAATGAATCTTCAACTTATTTTTGCGGGTTTAAAGATTGTTTCAGTAAATCACAAATCATAATTGAAGACTTACATGTAGAGAATGAGAAGCTGAAAGAGAAGCTAAAGCAAGAATCAGAGCAAAGAGATTTTTATCGCAATAAATGGCTAGAGGAGCAAAACAACAATGAATAAACCACAAGATTTTACTATAGATTTAGATAAATTATTAGAGGCATCCGTGGAAATGCAAATTGCCATTATTAGCCATAGAATGAATTTAGATATGGCAAGGGGAGGGTTATTAAAAAATCCAAATTTTGCAGCAGAGATGGCTCACAATAAATTAGTAAATTGTATCAAAAATCTTAAGAATCTCCTAGAATATGAAGAATAAAACCAACCCAAAACCAAACAATGGCAAAATTTGAAGAAGCAAAAATACAAGAAGCAATCGTAAATCGATTTAATGAGTTGGTTTTTTATAGGCAACTAAATCAATTATGTTTTTTATATTCAAATAGAAATGAGAACAAAGGCATAGCAACTGGTGCAATTTATAAAAGAATGGGTAGGAAGGCGGGAATCCCAGACCTAACGCTTGTTTATGGCAAGGGATGTATTGCTTATATTGAAGTTAAAACGCCGTCAACTCATAAAACAAAGAAAGGCGTTGAAACTAAATCAAAAGGGATGAGCGAAGATCAGATTGATTTTTACAACGAATATATAGAGCCAATGCAAATACCATTTGCAGTCTGTTCAAGCATTAATGATTTTGAGAATTTTGTTTGGTTTTTAAAGAAAAGAGCGGGGAATTTATGAAATATCTCTACTTAATCTTTAGGCTGTTCAAATGCAAATATGCGGGAAATTATTTCTTTGTTTGGTTTGAATTTATGCCAAGAGAATATTGCCGATGTTCCAAATGTGGAGAATATAAATCGTTTAAAGTATAAGCATTTTTGATAAACTGGGGTAACTTTCTTATAGATATATCTAGTTTATCAAGATATAGCGGAAATTGTGTATAACTGTATAAACTTTGTATAACTTATATGTCAACATTTAACCCCTAACCATTGACTTTCAAAAGAAAATGGCAACAGTTTTAACAACTAATAAGATTTACAATGACAAACAATAACGAGAATAATTTAGAAGTGAAAATGCCGGTGGTTGGCAGTAAATATAAACCATTTTATTCAACGGGGCTTGAAAGTGAGGTAATCTCTGTTGATAAAAATATCATTACTATTAGAAATTGTAAGACTGGAATCGATCACAAATGGTCAATTAACAAATTTTTTACTAATTTTGTTCCTGTCTTAGATTTGGCTGAAGAACTCCCAGACCAAGACAATGGCAATAAACCAGTAGAAACAGAAGAAAAACCAGATTCCCTTCCTATTCAAGAATCGAACGGAACAAAAAACATGGAGGTTGAAAAGGCTAAAGAAGAATTAAATAATATACTTAACAATAAGCAACCAGTTCCTGATGTAGAGGGTGACATCTCTATTTATAAGAAAGAGTTTCTTTATGAAAGTTGGAATCTATTGAGACATTATGCCCAAAACCTCCTTAACGCTATGGATGATTCTAATATACCAGAAAAGGGTGATTGTGGTATAGGGGAAGAAAGTTTAAAAGATGGTCTTACAGCTTTAAAATGGAAAGAAGCAGGAATGAATTATTTTTCTTCTTCTAAATATGCTGATAAAAAATCGGAAGAAACAAACAATAAAGCTAAATCTATGCACGATGAATTTGTCAAAAGCCTTGTGGACAAGCCTAAACCTACTCTATGGAAACCAGTAAGTGAGTTGCCAGAAGAATTAAAATATCCAAGTCAATACATCATTGAAGTTGGAGCAGAAAAGTATTTAGCAACAGTAAATACTTGCGGTCTATTTTCAGTGGGCGTTGGTCATAAATTTGGTGAGGCTGCAATAAAAAGATTAGTTAGTCTAACCGACTACATCAACCACCAAGAAGAGCTAGAGAAAAGAGTAGAGAGACTTGAACATTTATTAAAATATTAACAATTAAATATTAGAGATTATGGTGGCAATAAACAATTTAAACGGCAATGTCAAAGGGGTTGAGGGAAAAGTAATTTATCGTGAACAATTACCAGAAAATTTGCTATTTGTGGTAGTTAAAAAATACTTACCTATACAAATTAAAGATGGTGTTTATGCTTTTTCATCTAAGTTTCAAATTGATTGCGGAATTTGTAAAAACCAAATTCAAGACACTGGATCAATTCATTATTTTCATCCGTCAAGGTCTCCACAGCCGTTTAATCAACAGCTTAGAGAATTTAAAACAAAAGACGGATTTGTCGCACGAGAGTATGATTGTGGAATTTGTGAGACTAATAAAGATAATAAACCAATTTCAAAAATAACTGAATTTGCAGTTGAAGTTCCCGAGAGTTTTATTCTTGGTTTATTAAAGAATAGCTATTGATTAGAAATGCTAACCGAACCCCGAAAAGGCTTTGCCTTTACACTTTTTTGCAACTATCAGAAGTAAAATAGCTGGTGGAAATAAAAGTGAACTTATTAATTTTAAAAATTTAGTAATGTCTAACTGGGTAAAATATAAAAATAACTTTCCAAAAAATTTAGATTTAATTGCTAGTTTTAGTTACGGAGCTGGTGGCGTTTCAGTTAACTTCTTTTCATCTAGTGGAAGTGTATCGAGTTGGTTTTGTGGTAATGAAGATAAGTGTTTGGAAGTGGGTCAATAGCTAGAACAATGTTTGTTAGAGCCTAATAATAAATTAAGAATTTTTAAAGATGTTTAAAGAATATTTGGCGTAATCAATAACCCTAAACAAGCCTCTTAACAATGCTCAAGGTGTTTAGATTAGGTGTTGATCGTCCAAGTTAGTCTCTGAAAAGAGCAGTCTATATTGGCACTGACTAGTATAGATATAGCTTTTAATGCGGGATTGCATCCGTTGACTGATAGGAAAGACTATCTCTGGTAATCGCCAAAGTAAAAGGGTCGTTCACAGTTTTATCACTTTTAGTCTGTATTCTTGTGTTTTTATCAAGTCTAATGAAAAAGTGAGTCAATGTCTTTAATCACTGTTTATCGGGGGTTAGAGAATTGAAATAAGGCTAACGGTAAATAGTAATTGATGCTACTCAGCCTTATGACGATAAGGTTTATTTACCCGATCGTAGTTGAGCCAAAAGCCATCACCAAGTTTATTAATATTGGTGCATCTTGCTAGCACAAGAACGAGTATTTAGATTTGGTGGTGGTTTAATTTTTATATGTCGGGGTGGCGGAATAAGACGCTAGAGTGAAATTTTTTTGAGCTTGGTTCGTATGGGTATATCAAAATAAATTATCTTTGATCAAGGGAAGATATGCTCCAAATAAATTGCAGTTAATTTGCCATATTTTTGCTTAAGAAAATATATGGTGCAGAGTGGTAGCTTAAAAAATTATAAGTAGTGTAGGTGAAATTCCTTACTAAACTCCAAGTTTGCAAACTGAAATTGTTTGCCCCCGACACCTCCCCGTGGTAGCGACAGAGGGTTCTTGGGTAATGGAGAGATAGAAGCTCTTGATCCCCTGATACTGGGGAAGGCTTGACAGCTCGGAAAGACGGCAACAAGCGGGATTAGCTTAATGGTAAAGCTCTTGCCTTCCAAGCAAGCGATGAGTGTTCAACTCACTTATCCCGCTCCAGCAATATGTCGTCTAAGATAAGACTTGCCAGCAATGGATAGATGCAGGTGTCGAATCCTGCCATATCACCAATTACGGCACTGTGGCGGAATATAGTGTTTAAATAAGGAGGAGTTGGCTACCGAAACGCAAACTATGCGTGAGCTTCGCAAGTTCGAGTCTTGCCAGTGCCACTAAAACAAAAAATCAATAACCCACCACACCAAAGCCACAACCAGCGGCACAAAAGCCCAGCCGTATAAGTCCAATCTTAATCTTGCGTATAAATTCTTTAAACCCTGTATTCTGAATCCTCGTAAGAAAAAAAATTAAATTTGCCAATGAGGTCTATCAACAAACTCCCAATCTCCGCCCCAAGTTATCTTGATGCCTAATTTCTTGGCGATGAATTTAACATAATCAGCAAAAACGATATGCCCAAGTCTATCATCCCATCTTATAGGATAAGGTAAAACATCCACAGCAAGAGATAAAGGTTGTTCTTTACTGATTTGGTGCTTTGACTTCTTCTTGATACCGTCAAGTTTAGAAAATCCACCTTTAAATGCTTTTTGTTGGTCTTCAAGTGTTCTTGCTCCACAAATAATTGTGCAGTCTTTTTCTTTTATAACTTCGTTAAAAAGTTTTTGTAGGTCGGGGTGGCAGGTTGCTAACTTTGAGGCGGATGATTTGCTAAATTTAGGCATATTTTCTTAAAATAATTATTTTCATTTATACAATTCTTTAAATATCATCCCAGAAAGTATTATATTTCTTACAATTTTCAGTAAAATCGGGATTATAATTTTTACAGAATTTGCAATATTTCCTATTTGAGAATTCAATTCTATTGTTTACTGGCTCTTTACCAATATCTTGATTAAATAAAACCCAGCAAACATTATTATTTCGATTTAGATTGTGGCAGCTACTTAGTAGAAGAAGGCTTAATATTCCTAATATTTTCATACCGTTTCCAACATTCTTTCTTGCTTTTATCAGTTCTTGAATCTGGGCATTCACAAACTCTAGTAGTCTCTTCAACTTCTATATACTTAAACAAAGTTGGTGATATTTTTGTAAGGTCTTTTTTTACTTCTTCGTTTAAAGTAAGCGGTGTTTTTAATGAGCAATAATTATTCAAGACTATAGGCGTTTTCTTCTGTGAGCCATTGCATCCACTTATCAACATAATCATCAGTAGGAACAGGAAGAGAAATAATCTTTTGTTGTTTAGTTTTAACTTCATTGGTTGCCTTTTGGTTGATAATAACTTGCTCTTGACGCTCATTTTCTATAGTTGTTATTTTTGCGTTGCATTTCATTTGTTCTAATTCCCTTCCCTTTGAGAATGAAATGTAAATTACAAAAATAAATAATATTACAGCACCAGCAGTTAGATATTCTTTTAATTTCATTATTTTCTTCTCCTAAAAAATTCAGAAGCAACAACCCCACTAAAACCAAAAGTAGCAAGCCAAACACTATCAACTAGATCAATCGCAAGAATGAATTTATCATTTAACAATAAGACGCCAAGCGTTAGTAATGTTGTAATAATGGCAACCAACAAAGCAGTTAAGAACCCTAGCCTTTTGGAGCTTAAACAACCATTACTATCTTGTAAAAATTCTTTTAATTTAGTCATTTCTTTTAGAATTTAAGTATTTTTTGTATTCTTCTAATTGTTTTAAAGTTTCTCTATTAATATCTAACATTTCAAGCAAAACCCCTTCATTTTTCTTTAGTGTTCCGTGGTGTTGCTCTCTATAGCCTATTACTTCCTCTTTATATTTTTCAACTTCATGTCGTAAAGTTGTAATTTTTTCTTCAACAATCAAACCAATATCTGATCTAAATTTACCAATTGTGGCATCATAAATAAAGTCTGCAATTTTTTTTCCTAAATACACAACCAATCCCCCCATTACACACCAGATACCTAGTGTTGTTCCGAATGCAATATCATTCAATTTCTCGTTGATTCTTTCTGTTGTCATTATTTAACAAATTACATTATTATTTAACTTCTAGGCACTAATATTATATTTGCCCATTAAGTAGGTCTCAACGATTGATTTTTCTGAATCAGATAGATACCTGTCATACATAATTATTTCAGCAATATCACCAAAATAATAACTTGATGTAAGATTCCTGCCGATTTGAGCATTATTATTTGATAACAAATTAGCCGTTATATCTGGAGTACCGCCTAATACTGCAGATAAGGTTTGGCTTACTCCGTTTATATGTAAATTTTTGCCAATTGAGGAGCTAAATCGGTAAGAATTAACTCTTGGTATTGCTGTAGAGAAAGATGCTATAGGCGTATCCCAGCCATTAGAGGTTTGGCTAAATGCACTTCTTGCATTAAGTCTATAGCCTAAAAATAAATTGTGGTTTAAGGTTATTGAGTCGTTAGCACCGATATAATAGTTATTACTCTTACCGCTCGATCTTCTTTCTACTGCAAAAATACTATAGTTAGTTTCTGCGAGAAATGTACCATCAAAGGAAAAGAAATTACTAGAGCCGTTAAATTGTATAACTGGCTTACCATCTAACGAATTTGTAACATAAGTTGGTCTGGCACTTCCTGACGCAGTAGCGTTTCTTTCATTACCACTTTTATCACTCCATTGGTCAACAACATTACCCTCTGATAAAGTTATTGTTGATAAATCCGTAGAGTCTAGCCACATCGCTAACCCAGAAGGTAAATATCCACCTCTTACTCCAAATAATCCAGAACTGTTTATTGGCATATATTAATATAAAATACTTGTTCCATCATATAACCCAGTCAAAACCGATTTACCGCTTAGGGTAGTGTTCATAACAAAAGCTTGATCTAGAGCAACAAACAAATTACCAAGAGCAACGGTTTTCGCCGATGAAGCGTGTTGAGTGAAAATCCAAGCGTAATAAGTTCCTGCAACTAGATTTGTTGGGTTGTCTAGAGTTGTATCCTCTGTTAGAGTGTGAGTAAAAATATTGCTCAATTCAGAATCTGTAGCTATATGGTTGCTGGTGCTAGTTACAGCAACTAAAGCACTAGATTGGGCTTTAGTCCAAGTGTTTGCGGTTGATAGGGATGCTCCGCTTTCAGGATTAACGCCCGATAGTCCTTTGTTTACATCTGATAGTGACATATAATAATTATTAGAATTAAAGTTAATTATAAATTATAAAGACGCAATTTGAATATATCTATAATAATACTCGGAATTAATAGACATTTTTATTTATATAGATGGAGATAATTCAATTGTCATTCCATACTGAATTATATCGTTTGTAGCTCCGCCAGTTCCAACACACTTTATAGTTAAAGCGGTAGTTAAATCTTGCGTTCCCGCAGTTCTGGTCGCAGAATCTACTACACTTGAGTTAGAAGAAATAATTTCAGTTATAATCTCTTGAGTAGTAGAGGTTTTTCTTATTATAGTTGCTTTGATTGACCAACTTCCTGCATTAGCTGCCACCACTCCTGTTGTTAGGATAGTTTGCGATCCAAAAGCAAGTGTTACTGTTTTATTATTTCCATTCGCAGCGTAAGTTCCCCACGCATGAATTTTAATCATGCTTCCTATATTTAATAAACTATTAGCATCCAAAGAATAGGTAATTAGGTCAGTCGCTCCTGTAGAAGTATTCGAAGCGGAGTCAGTATCTACCTCTAAAGTTCCGCTTAAACTAATATCTAAATTTCCGCTTATTGCTTTGTAAACATTCTGAAAGAATGTATACCAAGGAGTGGTAGTGTAAAAATTATCGCCTGTAATTAATTCCGAAGAACTAGGTATAGCTACTCTCATGAATCTCCTATAGTTGAGTTAAGATAAGCACCTACGATAGCGAATTTAACAGGATCACTCATTGTTATTTCGAATATAGCAGAACGACCAGAACCTAAACTTGTCCAGAATACCTCTCTTTGATATTCTCCTTGTGTTCCCAGAGGTTGTCTTTCTTCAAAACCCCAAATCCTTGCACCGTCAATAGAAGTTCTGAGCATTATTTCAGGATCCGATCCTTGACCAGAAATAAGCCCAACTCCTGTATCCATCATTAGAACGAATCTGTCAAGTGTTGCTCTTGAATAATTTGCAAACTGAGTAGCACTTATTACTTTTCTTAAAATTGGTGTATCATTTTCAGTATAGACCCTTGCATCAGCTTCATAAATTATTCCTGTTGCGAAATCACCAAAAAGGTTCACTCCTGTGAAAAAAGCTTGTGTATTAATTCTCCATTGACCTAATTCTTGAGCAGAATTTACACTTGCTCTTTCGTGCCATAATTCAGTTGTTAAATCATATTCCCAAGTAGCGTTAGCACTAGGAAAGTTGAGAGAATAAAATTTATGACCGTTGATTATGTAAGTAAAGGCATAAGCATCAGAGACAGTTTCGTATCTTTCAATAATCTGAGAAATAGGATAAGTTGAAATAGGTTTTAACTGGTAGCCCATTGTCTGATAGACTATCTTGTCATTTCCCAAAAAGAAAAAAGAATTATCTAAACTTGCTACAGAATACTTCGCTGCACATCCTTTTTGAATAAACACCCCTTCTTTACGATCAAAAATAAATCCAGGTCTGGCAGAGTTATAATAAACTTCGGTAATATTTTCTTTAAAGAACCAAAGCTCTAAGTTATTCATTGCCACTCTAACGATATTAGAAGAGTCCGCCTCTACAGTTTGGAAGTCTAAGGCAGCCCAAGCACTCGTATCGTTTATAGTGGACCATTGAAAAGTTCTGCCTTGTTTCTTAGTGGCAATAGTGTATCCGTCCAAAGTAGCGATAGAATCCGAACTCTCAAAATCTCCATCTGTAATCTCAGTCAAAGAGGCAGCCGTAGAAGTGCAGAAATAAGCCGTTCCGCTTTCTGTTAGAATAGTCACTTGAGTCCCATTATTTGTCATCATTACACGGCTCGGCTCAGTTGCCATAGTTCCTTGTAAAGTAACGCTCTTAGATGTGTCTATTTTATAAACATTTGATCCAGCGACTACATAAAGGTTCTCGCCCATTACTTCCATTCCGTAAATTGGGAATCCAATATTTAAATCTTTCCATACGGTAAGCCCAGCCGTTCCTAAGATCATTGCTTTAAAAGCACTTTGAGGAGAGCAAGGCTCAACATAACAATTCACCAAGCGTTCAGCAGAGTTTAAGCCGCTTTCTGCTTGGTAAGAATTTATTCCAAATGTGATAGGCGTTGTTGATCCCATTATCTATAAGTTCCTGTGTTTAAGCTTGTTGCTGGTTGGAAATAAATTGAAGCAGGTTCTCTATCGTAACCCTGAACATCAGCCATAGCCTCGTCAAAGTCTCTTTTTAGCTGCTCTCTGAAAGCTTGATCTTTTCCTTTAATTCTAGCCATCCTAACAGCAAGACCAAGAACAATTGGGTCAATCCATTCAGCAGGAAAATCTGGATCAGTCGCCGCAGAATCAATATCTAAAAACATTTTTTGGAATGTAAATTTTACTGTATCCGAAACAGAGTTAGGAGTCGGCCATAGATAGATAGTGCCATAGCTTAATTGTTTGTCATAATACCATTGGTTAGGACGAGCAGAGTTAGCTTTTACTGGAATGTTAAAATAACTATCTCTTGCAAGGGCTGTTGTTTGAATGTCCGTATTGCTGGAAGTTCTAACCCTTAGAGAATTTATCATTTCAGGGCGATTTATTTTAGTCTGGTAGACATAAACATTATTACCCGAGGCAACATCGTCTGTAAGAGCAGTATTTAGAGTAATTGTCAGGCTGGAAATGTTTGTAATTGTGGTCCAAAGGATAGTATTATTATCTTGAACTACTCCTATATTGTATCCAACAACGAAGCCACTAGCACTTGTTACGGCAATTGTGGTTGCCCCAGAAGAGGCATCGGCGGTTGTTGTTGTTTCCGAGAAATTTTCAGTTGCGTTTGCTGTCGCTCCGTCCAGAACATAAGAAGGTTGACCATTAACCAGAAATAAAGTTCCTTCGGTGTATTTCCATAAGTAGTCTTTAGTTTTCCAGCTTTTAATCATTATATTAAGCTCATCAGAAGCTTCTTGAACTTCCGCAGCGGTTAGGGTTCTTTGGATTGTTTTAATCCCAATGGCGGCCATTGCCCTGTCGATGATTTGGTTTCTGTTTTGACTAAATGAGCTTGTTGTTCCTACTGCCATGATTCAAATTTATTAAGTGAACTAAGAGTTTTGCAGGATCCCATATCCTCAATTTGTTTTCGTGCTAAAGCTCTTTTGTATAAAACTTCTTGAGGGAAGTGAGGAGCATAATAATCATTAGAGGTTCTTAAATAATTTCTTCTTGAAGCAACAAGTGAATTCCTTAAATTATTAATCTTTTCCTCTTCAGTTGGAACATATTCTTTAAGAATTCCATCTACCACACACATTCTTCTTGCTAATATAGCTTGATGAATTTCATCAGGAATTTCAATATATGGCTCAGGTATTGAGGTATAATTTATAAAGTCAGGGTAATATCCTGTAACTAGAGTTGTTTTTGGGTCGTAATTTACTTTTATCATATTAATATCCTTTTGATTGCCAAGAAATCACTTGGGTATATTCAGTTGAATATACTGTTAATTGAGAAGTGCTAGTATTAGCAACTTGAACACCGTTTCCGTTTGCATTCCCAGTTAGTCTTGTGTTGCTAGAGCATCCCACAGCCAGTTGAGCAGTTGGATAAGCGATCGGTAAGGTTATAACTTGAAGACTATTCGCGGTTACAGATCCACTCACTCCCCATTGCTCGATTATACCATTTGGCTCATATTTATATCCAGGAGATGCTTTGCTAGCTAAAAAAGCATATCTATAGGCCATGTTTGTAACCACCCACTTAGCTAAGACTGAGCTGTAAGTTAATTCTATTTTGTCAGTTGTGAGATCAAGAGTAATATTTGCGGCGGCAGGTATCCATATATTGCCTACATTATGTCTTAAAACTACATTTCTTGCGTCAGCAACTATACCAATGGTAATCTTTTCGCCATCATTAAACCCATTTATGGTATCAAGATCATCAGAAGCAGCAGCCCCTTCCGTATCTATTAAATAATTACTTCCAACATTTGTAATTGTAACCACCCCAGTTGCAATGGTTAGGGTCGGGGCAGTTCCTATATTTAAAGGAAGAGAGCGGGGATTAAGAACTACTATATCCACCCCATCACACGCAGCATTGTATCTTTGGGTAGCCTGCAAGTCTCCTGCTTGTAGCCCAACTTTAGTTCCTTGACCTGTGTATTTTTTAAGATCTAAAGCAGAAAGTCCGCTAATTGCCATGGTAGGGTTTATAGTGTTTTCTATATTAGGCTGGAAGCTAAAAGTCTGAACATTTGAATAAGCCGAGATGCTTGGATTAGCTGTTAAAACATAAGCCGCCGCTGTTCCTGTGGTTAAGCCCCAGTATGAATCTGGTCTAACATCTAGGTCGTTAAGACTAGTAGATGAGCTTGTTGTTCCTACAGGGTCTTGGGTGTAGATTGTTACATCGTTTTCATCTTTCAAGATCACTTTCGTAGTAGAAAGATTTGATACCCAAATCGGAGGAAAGCGACCAGTTGAATCAGCAACGACAGGATAAGGATTTGCAACACTTAAAGCAGGGGTTGTGTAAGTGGCAATTGAATTGGTAGTTCCTGTAGTATAGAAGTAATATTTAAACCCAGCACCTATAGATCCTGTGTCATTAAATTCTCTTGTTAATGGTTGGTAGAATATTTGAGCCATATTTATTTGTTTAAAAATTGTACTGATTCTTCATCAGTCGGGTTATACCCTTCTGAAAACCTTGTTAATTCTGCTTCGGTCGGGGTATACCACGGAACTTCTCTTTTATATCTTTCCCTTATTAACTCTCTTTTCTCTTCTACGGTTAATTGTTTTTTCTGCGAAGATTCTTTTGGAGGGAAATCTGCTGCTTGGGCATCGCTTGTTATGCTTTGTAAATAATCTAAAACCTCTTCTCTAATATCAGGGTTTGCAGCGGCAATCGCTGATAGTTGACTTAAATGAGCAGGAATTTGAGTGGGCTTTACCTTAGCAGACGAAGCTAACCAGTTTATAAAGCGTGGATTAGTCATCATTTTAGCTGTTATATTAGCCCCAGCGACAGTAGCAGCCCCAGCGGGAAGATTTGCCATAGATAAACTACCCAAACCTATCCAAGCGGCATAAGGCAAGTTGTTTGAGCTTTGTCTTGCTTTGCTTGTGTCTTTAATTGCAGAAATAGCTTTGTTAAGATTATTAACTGCATTAACTTGTTCCTTAGTGTAGATATTATTCTTAGCTTCTGGGCTTAGTTTATTCCATTCTGTTAAGAATTTATTAGGGCTGAATACTTCGCCAGTTGCATCTTGCTCACCAGCATTTGCAAGACCCATTCTTCTAGCTATAGTTCCCCTTACAAAGTCTTGTTGTTCAGGGTCAAGAGTTCTCATAATACCTTTAATATTCGAGCCGCCTTGTTTAGTTCCGCTCATTGCCATTGAGTAAACAGCCTCAGGAGTTTTTGCTTCAATGATTGGATTGATTTTATTTTCTATCACATCTTGATAACGACTGAATGCTTTATTAGCCTTCGTAAAAGACTGTAAAGCTTTTTCTCCGCCATTAGCTTGAACAGCAACTTTCATATCTTCCGACAAAGCACCGTAGATTCTTTTAAGAGCGGCTCTTTCATCTCCAAGTAGTGTAGGAGATTGAAGTTTTGCTCCGATAGTAGAGCGGAAAGTTTTTAATCTAGGGTAATTTAAGCCTTCTTTGATTTGTTGATAACGAGATATAACTCTTGCGGTATCGCCTGCTCCAACTGCTGCGACATCTTGGATTTGAGCATCATTCATTAATTCATCTAAATTAGATGTTGCAATCTTGGCGTTCTTATCAGGGATGAACTTGTCTAGCTGATTATAATTTTGCTCAATTCGATTTTCTAATCCTTGTTTTAGATTTTGTGCTCCTTGTTGTATTTTCTTCCCAGCTTCTTGAATCGTTCCGCCTTCGCTTTTAGTAATCCCTGCGATTTGTTTAGTAATATCATCTACTTGATTTTGAGTTGCTTTTTCAATTACACCACGAGAACCAGGAAAATTACCTAGTAAGTTCTGGAAAGTTTTTGAAGTATTTCCTTGAGTAATATTGGCAAGAGTAGGAGTTATTCCAGCATCTTCAAAAGCCTTTAAAGTTTCTTGGCTTTTCGGAGTAATTCCAGCCATCTTTTGGATTGCTTTTTTCGGTAATTGACTTAAAGCACCAGCACCACTTATTGCAGCAGGGGCTAACTTTTGAACTGCTCCACCAGTAAGACCGCCTAGACCAACTCCCAACCCAACATCTTTGGCAGTTTGTGGAATGTTTGTAATATCTTGGGTTTCGCCTAAAGCACTTGCTCCACCTAACAAAGCACCACCTTTTATAGCAGTTCCGAATCCTTGACCAGTTAAACCAGTTGCTTTTAAGGCTTTGCCAGCCACTCCAACATCTGAAAACATTTGACCAGCGAAAGACTGGACAGGATATTCTTGTCTTGCTCTTGCGAGTTTATCTCTTTCAATGTCTCTTGCTTCTTTGTATAAATCTCCAATGTCAATACCTTTAGTTGCTTGACCACCAAATATCTTAGCTGTCATAGCAGAAAGTCCAGCTTTGATTTCATCACCAAATCCTAGTGGATTAGTCATTGTTGTAAAAGCAGCTTCGCCACGAGAGATTGAGGGTTGTCTTTGTTGTGGTGCCTGATCCAACTCAAAACCCTCAGGCAATCCCATTGAGTTTTGTTGTTGAGGCTGATCTAGTTCGAATCCTTCTGGTAGTTCTACTGCCATCTTCCTCCTCTGAATGTTATGGTTTGACCAGTCGTCCTGTTGGTAGCTGTTTGACCTTCTTGGACAACATTATTACCCATTACGGAAAACTTACCTTTGGTTGGCATATTTGGAACTTGTTGATCCATTCCAAGTTCCATTTGAGTAGATTTAATACTAGCCACTTTTTGCTCGATGAAGGCTTGAAGAACGGCATCTTTTTCAGCAGAAGATAAATTTTTGTCTCCCAGAGTAGCCTTGAGCGATTCTCCTTCTTTCTGAGTGAAGGCAGCACCAAATGTATCTCTTAAAAGAGGTAAAATTTGATTATCAATCCTAGCAACATATTCCGCCCTATCTTTAGCAGCTTGTCTAGGACTTATGCCTAGTTCTCTCATTGCAAAGTCAGTTGCAAGTCCAGTTGAGGTATAAGTTGCGGTTTTTCCTAATTCACTTAATTTATTAACGCTTGTTAAAAGTTCAGGGAGCTTCGATTCCATTGATCTTAGTAAGACAGCTTTTTCACCTGTTGCTTTACCAATTTCTTCTCGGGATTTTTTAAATGCAGTAGGAGAATCAAATCCAGCAGCTTTCATAGCGTCTCTTTCAGATTTTAAGCCTTCAATTTCTAACCCTGTTTTTTCAGCATCTTTGTAAGTCTTATAAGTCGAGGCTTTAGTTGAGGCAATATCAGCAGCTTGTTTTGGTCTTGCGAATTCTTCTTTTGCGACATCCTCAACTTCTCTTGCCTGATTTACTATGTATTTTAAATGAGCGGCAGCTTCTGGGCTATATTCAGCAGGAACATCTGGAGCTTGCCCGAACTCATTGGTGTATTCTTGGATTGCTTGTTTATATACTTTAGGACGAACAGCCAAAGGAGCGGTTAAAATGCCGTTAGCTAGTTGCCCACCTCTTTGAAGTCTGTAATTTTGGTAATCTTTTAGTCCTTTATAAGCATCAGGAGCGGTCATTGAAAGCTGCTGAACTGCCTGAGGATCTCCAGAAGAGGCAAGATTATAAAGGGATCTTAATTGTTGTTTTTGTTGTATTTCTTGTTCAGCAGCAAGCATTTTAAGATTATTCATCTTGGCATTCTGAGCAAACTCAAAGCCGCCCATTATTGATCTTGTTATGTCAGGAAGTTGCTGTTTCATTAATAACCTCCTGTTAGTTTTGTATTAAAGTTCGGGGAATTTGTATTATAATTCCAGTTTGAATTATTTCCTGAATTACTTGAGCCATATTTATCAGCCATACCAGCTCCAAGAAAAGTTCCACCAATTTGAGTTAGAGTTCCACCAAATAAATCACCCATATTCTGAGAGTGTTGTGCACCAGCCATTCCCGCTTGTTGAGTGTAACCAGCGATTTGGGAACCAGCCCCTATCTCATAATTACCCATATTAGTAGCAGCTTGTTGACCCATTCCTGCAAGTCCTGCAAGTTGGTTTATGTAACTTCCATATTCATCAGAGGCAATTCCTTGAGTATAAGCACTCATTTCTTTCATTGCTCCGCCAGAAAGTAAGCCACCTTTCGCAGCTTGTGAAGCCGTTAGGGCGTTTTGTGCCTGTTCTAAGCGGAATTGATAGCCCGGGCTTTTTTGGAATAAATCAGATCTTTGTTGTTCGTTTAGAGTTGTAGGGTTGCCTTGTGCGTCATATTGAGTTCCTGTGAGAAGCCCTGATAGAGCATTAAGCCCACCAGTTCCTGATTTGTAGTAAGGTTGCTGATAACCTATAGCTCTGTTTTTACTTTGACGCAATTCGAGAGCAGCTGCTTGAGCTGCTTTTTTTGCTTTTTTTGCTGATTTGCTGCCGAAATAGGATTGAGTTCCCATTCCAGCACCTATAGCTATTACTCCTCCTGTTATTGCCATATTATATTAATTTTGTGTAAACAATTTCTGCTTTTTGATAATTCAGACGCTCAAAAATAACACTTTTATCTAATTTTATTTTCGTAGAAGCGATTATTCGTTGAACTCCTTTCTCTTTAACGCTTCTTTCAAAGAATTTAAAAAGTTTAATTCCATTAAATCCTTTACGATATTTAGGATGTAAAAAAAACATATCCGTAAATGCCGTTAAACTCTCTTTGTAGTGCATATGAGGACGTATTAATGCCCAGTAATACCCTACAACTTTATCATCATCTCTGACGGTTACTATATGAAGAATTCCAAGCTCTGCAAATCTACTATATTCCTCGAACCACATATCCAAAGGAATTGTAGATTGATTCAGAGCTACTTCTTCCCAGTGGATTGGAAAAAGCCATTTCATTTCTTCTATACAATCAAACCAATCCTCAACTTGGTAAGTCAGTTTCTTCATTTAGAACAAATATCAATTATTAAAGAAATTCTATCGTCTATACTTTCATTAATTACTTCGTGTTCAATCTTATTATTAAACCAGATCACATCTCCCGCATTTGGGCAAATTGTTTCATCTCCACATCTAAAAATAGATCCTTCATAATTTTGAAGGATGATATGGTATCTATCATAATATTCTGGGCTTTTACCTTCATCTTTATGGGGCAATATCTTTCCCCCAACAGGAAGTTTTGTAATAAATATTCTCCCTAGTCTATTTCCTTCTACAAGTCTCATTAAATCAAAGACTAAAGCTCGTGCTTGAGGAAGTAAGGCAAAAGCTGGGTAATCAATATTATCAATTGCATCTATACTTGGTTCTTCGTTATATCTTAATAGAATATCAGAAGCGTCAGCGTGAACAGTTCCTTGGTGGGTTGTTCTTATGGGGTTTTGATTCCACAGCTCAGGCTGACGAGCTAAAGCAGCGATCAAAGATTGAACATTGCAATTAGCTATTTTCTGAAAATTATTCATTATTTTCTTTTGGTTGGTTTTTCTTTTAAAGCTGCCATAGAAATAGCGGTATGCAATTTATATCCTTTATCTGAAAGAGCTTGAACTTTTGCGGCAGTTCCCGCAGGAAAAGCTTTTAGCATGCCTTCCATATTTAATTTATTTTTCTTCGATTCGTTTTTCATTTTATAAGTCGTTAGGATTAGGAACATTAAAAACATCTACTCCTTCTGGTCTTGCCTCGGGAACTGAAATGTCTTCTCTCGTGTCAGGCGGAATTAAGTATTCAGGATATGGATCAACTACATTCTTCCAAACAAGTAATCCATTCCATTCTTTTACACATTGACTACGATATAATTTCTTTCCAGTTCTATCACAAATAACACGATAGTTCTTAGACATATCTTTGAGTTATATTGTATTTAATAGTCGCTCCACTCAAATAAGAGTTAATCACTAGTCGAGTTGCGATAATTCCAGCAATATAGTTTCCATTCTGATTAGTAGTTGCACTCACAAGGTTAGTATCATCATTATCCATCCAGATAATAGTCGATCTATCTGTGGTCTGAATATTATTTAGAGTTTGTTGGAGTGTGTAATTAATTGTTCCTGTTAAAGTAATATTTATTCCAACAATTCCCCCATTTCTATCAACTCCAACAGTAGGAGAAACAAACTCATCAACCCAACCAATATCCATTGTGTCAGCTCCGATTGTAGCCGAAGGAACGATTGAGGTTAGAGTTTTCCAATATTTTGTACTTTCTACGGTTGCCGAAGTTCCTGGCAGAGCCATAGTTTCAGTTTGAGGTAATCCGTCTTGATCTGTCCCAGTCAAAAGAGCGGTCTTTCCTGAGTGGTCGGTTGCAGTGTCGTTTCTTATTGAAACTTGATGAGCTAATCCATCGGTGGCTGCATTGGCTGTTAAAGTCCAAGTTGCTCCTGTTACATTACTTGCAAATCCTGTGAGGGATGCGTCTGCGGGTGTAAATGAATATCTAATTGGTAACATATTTTTCTTTTATATTAGGGAGGATTTTAACCCTCCCTTATTAGTTAAGCAGGATCTGAATCCGTAAAGCCAGCAGAAGAGGCATTTCCATACCAGTTATCGTTAGCGTTAGCTACTCTATAACCGCCAGCGATTGAATAAGTGCCAGAAAGGTTATTTCCAGTAACTTGATTCAAACCAGTACCGCCATTTAAGTCGATACCGCCAGAGTTAGCAGCCGCAGTAAATGCACCGATATTATTGTTTTTAATCAAGAAGTTGCGAGCAACCATGATGATTTGGTTAGTGTTAGGAGCGAAGTTATTGTCATGGATATTCCATTGATTTGCTTCTACCGCACCACGCATTGCGTAAGTCATATTATCGAATTGGCAACCAGCCACTTCAACATTATAAACTATTTCAGTAAATGATGTAGCACCTGAACGGATACCAACGCCAGCACCAGAAAATCTCATTCCTAAGATTTTAGCGTGAGAAGCGTCTCTTTCGTCATCACCAGAAGCGGCATTTCTTACCAACTCAATACAAGCGGCGTTAGTATCTACCGCAGTCATTAAGAAGTTAGAGAACTTCCAGCCTTGTTGAATAACACGAATGTTTGCTGTAGCGGCAGTTAAGCTAGTTGCAGCCCATTGAGCAGCAGCATATTGACCACCAGCAGGCGTAGAATCAGCATGTCTTAGACTTCCGCAACCGTTGATTGTTACATCAAAGATTTGAACAGGAGTGGTTAATTGTTCAGTAATCTTGCCAGTGAAGTTAATTACATCACCGCTTTTAATTACTGTAAAAGCTTTAGCCATAGTTAGAAATGGAGTTTGAGGAGAAGTTCCATCATTACCATTACTACCAGGAGCCATATAAGAATAAGCGTTAGTGTTAGCAGTTGAACTTCCATTAACAAACCAAGTATTCCCATATACAGAGGCTTTCATTCCTGACTCAGTTCCTAATACTGGAACTCCGAAAGAAGAAACGCCATTTTGATAATTTGTAAGAGGCATATTTTAAGTTATTTATTGTTAATACTGGGGCTTTTACACCCCAGCAAATGAATTAGATATTACCGCAACCAACAATACCTCTCCAGTCAGTCCATAGGAATGAGTTTCTAAAGAAGATTTTGTATTTGCTTACTTCGGCATCGAAAGCTGAATCCATTGAGAATTCTGGGCTTGTTCTGTCAAAGTATTTCAAACCATCTGGACAGTCGGTTAAGACATAATACATAGTGGTTGAAGTCAAATACTTATTCACAATAAAGCCTTCGTCAAAATCGCCTAAGGTCATAATTGCGTTCAAGTCGTTGTTAGCTGTAGCAGTTCTTAAAGGTGAACGAGTGATTCTTTCTGCTTGGTGTTTCAAAGCGGTAGGAACAACCAACTTCTTAGTATTGATGTTTGCAATGTTTCCATTGTAATCTTTCATATTAAGAGCCAAAACATTCAAATCTTCTAAGGCTGCTTCTGACATTGCAACTTGGTTCGCAAGAGTATTAGCTTGGTTACCAGCAGCAGTCGGGTGAGATAGAGAGATTAACTCAACTCCATCACCTCCAACATAAGAAGAGTTATAGGCACGGTTAAAGATATTTGCACCTTGGAACTCGTTAGTTCTTTTAGCGGCAGTAGCTAATTGACCCATGTATTTTTTCATGAGATCAATTTCCTTACCATCGTCTTTGGCTTCTTTACTAATTTGGAAACCACCACCGAATGAGTTGTGGTTGTAAGTAGTAGTAAATTGTTGAGACGCAGTTTGGTAAGTGATGTTTTGGGCTTCTGGTTTAGCTGGAATAACAGTGAAGTTATCAGTTAAAACATCTAATTCAAAAGCTCTTTCAGAAGAAAGTTTTTCAAATAGAGGTTCCCATTGAGAAGGTCCCATATCAAGCTCGCCATAAAACTTAGTAGCGTAGTTCTTGATTGTGTTGGTAGGGAAATTACCCTTAACTATAATATTAGACATGATTTAGATTCTTTAAAATTAATAATTAAACACCAGCTACGATATTCGCATCTGTATGGTTGTTGATTTTAACTACCCATTCAGCACCAGTAGCCAACTCATTTCCCACTCTATTAGAGAGGCCAAGAATTTTAAGCTGATAGGTTGCGTCAGTTGCAGGGGTTGAAGTATCAAGGGTTGTTGAATCTAAGCCTGTGAAAGCATTTACAGTTCCAACAGTTAGGTTAGCGTTCAAACCAACATCAGTAACGGCAAGCAAGTTAGCTCCGTCATCAATGATAGTATAAAGCTGTTCTGGAGAGTCAGTTACATACACAACGCGTTGAGTGTTAGCAGCGTTATAGCTAGCAGCAAACAAGTTAGTTGGGATAAGTTCAAAACCTACGATAGCACCAGTTAATTTGTTACCATCACCAGAAGTTGCAACAGCGATTGACGCTAGAGTTCCTGCTGGCCAGATTTGACCATTAATTGTGTTTACTGAGTTTGAAGTTCCGCTTCTAACTACTGGAGTTCCTAAACCTAAGGAAGCTAAAGAAGCAGGAGCGTAATAAGGACGAATTCTAATGATTCCGTTATTGCTTGATGGTCTAAGACCGTAAGCGGCAGTTGTATTAGCCATAAAATTGTATATTGAATTGAAGAAATTACCAATTCTTCCAGCTCATCAGAAGAGAACATCAAGGAGGGATATATCAAACTCTTTTTTGAAGGAAAAAAGAGTAAAAACCTGTAATCATTTAAACTTTTTTAGCGGCAGCTCCACCTAGCTTCATTTGTTCTGTAGCATAAAGGTCTGGGCTTTCTTTTCCGCCTGGCGTTAATAAATTCTGTTTTTCCTGTTCTGATATAGCATCTTGTCTCATCTTCTCAATCTCTTTATATTTAGAGATAGGAATTCTAAAACAATAACTCATATAAGCAGATCCATCTGGTCTATAACCAGAATGAGTAGGAATTGCCTCTTCATATCCAGGAACATTGTTATCAACGAATTCATATCCGTTTTTAATCATGTCTGAAATATTGTGAGGTCTTTCGTCAGTCTGCCAATATATATGATATTCAGCCAAAATAGCTTTATCAGTAATATATGGAATTCTCGTAGGCTGTTTATCAAGAAAGTCGGCGTGTTTTTTTGGCTTAGGTATCTTATATTTACCATCTGGAGAGACGGTATATTCTATATCATTTGATACTAAACTTTTGGCAGGTGCATCATCAGTCTTGATAGCATTATCTAAAATATTTTCTTTGTCAAGCGTTTCTTTCATATTATTTTTAGTTGTTTCAATTTTTTTATTAGGGATTCCTCTTGGCATAATTATTTTATAAGTTTGTTATAGTCTTTCATGAAGTCTGTTTCGTCTTTAAAGACCTTTTGACGAATCATTTGGCGAGCTTGGGATTTCTCATTTTCGGGAAGTTGTGAGAAGGTTAGTTCGGTTTTCTTGCCAACACTCATAGATCCGCTATTTCTAGAAGGAAGGACATCAGCACCTTTCTTTTCAACAGGGAAACGGTCTGCAAAAGAGATTTTGGCTGTTTGCGTGATTAGTTCTAATCTACCAGATAAATCTAAATCTGGTCTAGTCGCTCTCAGAAGATCCTCTTGACCAATAGCCCATTGTTTCATTTGATTATCTGACCAGAACCATTGATTCCTTGCCCCCCATTCCTTTACTTCTGGTTGTACTTCGGTTTGAACTTTTACTTCTGGCTCGTATTCTTTTAGTCTTTCTTTGCCTTTGATTAAATCAGCCTTTTTAATAAGTAAATCATCATAAGTATCAAAATCGCCATTATCACGAGCTTCTCTTAATTTTGCGTCAATTGACTGCTCATCTTGATTTAAAGAGCGTTCAAAGTTCATTTTAGCCAATTCAGTAGCTTTGCGGGCTTCTCTTCTGGATTCCTCTAGTTCTTTTGCCATAGTTTTCAGTCTCTCGTTTAGAACAGGAGAATTTTCTCTAATGGTTTTGTTGAATTCCTCAGGGGTTTTGAAAGTTATGGGAGAGCCATTTTTTTTCTTACCTCCAAAAAGGATTTCAGGAGAATAGCCATTTTTCAAGGCAAATTCCATCTCGGAATTTTCCTCTTCAATAGCTTTGTCTAGGGCTTTTTTAATTACTAAGCCTCTGACTTCGTCTCTTCTTTCTTTAGGAACTTTTGAGAATGAAAGCTCTTTGCTTTCAATTGCTTCTACTACAGCTTCGGGATTGTCAAATAATTCCGTTTCTGTTGTTTCGATTTCGTTTTCTATGTCCATAATTATTATTTTTTAAATTTAAGTAAGTGGGCTGCTTCGTCTAAATCAGAGCTGGATGATTGTTGGCGGGGTTGTTCTTTTTGAAGCTCTTTAAGAGATTTGTGTTCTTCCATTGCGATAACTTCATTCTCTAAGCGATGAATAGCATTTATTTCCTTATCTTCTAAGATGCGGTAATAATTAGCATCATCTCCAACAATATGAATACCAGCATAAGGCTTGAATACTAGGCGATCATAAAGCTGAGGGGGAGTTTTGTTAGCAAATGCCCCATCTCCTAATTCGATAAGAATGCCAGTAGTCGCTCGATATGCTTGTTCTTCGGGAGTTAATAAGTTTTGATTTGCTTTTATGATTAGTCCAGATTTAGATTGCTCTACCTTTTCAACCGAATCGATATAAACCATTAATCTTGAGCCTATTGGATGGAAGTTAGATTTGTTCATCTTCAACCTCCTTGTAAGATTGGATTGCATCTATAGTTGCAAGAAGACTTTGGCAGATTCCAATTGTTCTTTGGATTGATTCGGGGTCTTTGTAGTAATTAGATCCTAGTTGTTCTAGGTGGTCATTTCTTCTCTTGGTGAGAAGCTCTACAAAGTTAATAGTAGCAGGATGAAAAACCCACTCCTTTAGTTCGGTCTTAGTTAGGTCCATAATATATCAAATTTATTAATCAAATAGGCACAAGAGGTTTCTATTCTGGCTCTGATTTAGGAGATTGTTGCTTGATTTTCGCCTCTTGTTCTTTTACTGACAGCTTCTTGTGTTCCAAGTTTATATATTCTTTCTCTGTCATTGCATCATGGTAAAGCTTCATTGCTTCCATTTTACCTTTAAATTCTCGGTCTTCTTTTCTGTCTTTAATTTCTTCCTGACGAGACATTGCATCTATTTGATTATCCAAAACATCTAATTGTTCTTTACTCTCTGCAAGCTCGGTATCTTTAGAGATTTTCCCTGCTTGTGCGAGATTGACCATAGATTGAGTTTGGATTGTGATAGTTTCGGCCTCTAACTTAGTGATCTGAGCTTTAAGTAATTCAATATCCGCAAAAGCTTTTTGTGATTCGATATTATTCTTGGCCTCGATTTCCATCATTTTGGTTTGCTGTCTCATTTGTTCGATTTGGACAGCGGGGTCAACTTGGGGTTGAGGAGCTACGACTAGTTTGTCAATTTCTTCTACATTTGCGGCACCAAATATTCTTTTACGAATCTCAATTGGATCAACAAATGGATCTTGCAGGAATGTCATATAGAACTGAGCCATTGCCATTCTTTGGAAATTCGTTACTGCGTCTATATCAGCAACTGGACAAATATCATAACCTTTTTTGCTAAAGTCTCCTTTTACATCAACTTCTAGTAAAGGCTCGTCTAATATTTCGGCGTATTTCTCGTTGCTTAAATTTTCAGAGTTTAGATCATAGAGTAGTTTAAACTCGTCTTTTTCAGATTTATAAATTCTTTTATAAACAGAGCGAAATTGTTTCATTCCTTGCTCTACCATTGAAATCATGGTAGTTGCTTGGATATTGCCAGAGTTTTCACCTGAAAGAACATCTGAAAGCATACCCAAACCTTTTCCCGCATCAATTAAAGCACCCATCAAGGTAAATAGAACAGAGGAAGGCTCAGGATGAGGAATAGGAACTATGCCAGCTCTTAGATCTTCACTTCCTGCATCAACTATTTTCCATTCTCCAGGAGCAAGAGCCATTCTTCCTGCTTTACTCTTACCGAACCCTTTTGAGATAAATCCGCCGCCAGTAATACTTAAATGCCCTGCATCTACTAACTGATTTAGAGTCGTGTTAATAGCGTTGTTCATGTTCAAAAGAAGATGTCCGAACCCTAAAGAGAAGAAAGAGCCATCAGGCGAAGGAATGAACGAGTAATGAACAAAGTACTTTTTAGCTTTAATGTTTTTAATCTTTCCTTTGGAGTTGTATTTTATACCATCTTTGTCAAATCTTTTTACGATTCTTACTACTTTAGTAGAGTTATTGTGAACAGTTACAATGTAAGGTTCTGGAAATCCATCATCATCTAAGTCTAGCCAAGTGTGTTGCTCTAGGAATACATGGAGTTTAGTATTTATACCAACTTGAGAACTAAGCCTCATGTCAGTAGAGCTTTGTTGGTCTGTGCTGTCTGATTCTTGCTGGTCAGTCTCAAAGTCAAAATCAAAGTCTTTGAACATTTCTGCTCTGATTCTTTGCATTATTTCTTGTGGGTATAGATCAACAATCTGCGTAACAATAGCCGAGTCTATATCTCTTGCTCCGTTGTTTATTACAATCTTGTCAGGAAATATCAACTCTGATACTTGGGTCTCACGGATAGGATCATGATAGACTTTTTTAAATAAGTCTCCAACACAAGGTAAGGAGTTTACCAACTTATCCACATCCTTTTCCCACCAAGTTTGTTCTTCCATCAATTGATAATTCATTGCTGTTGCAACTCTGTCGCCCCTTCTTTTCTTCTCGCCAACATTCTGCATAATAGGTTTTCCAGCATCAGGGCTTTCGTTTGGTGTTCCATCTGGATTCTGAGTAGGAACAGTCATTGCAATTCCTTCCGCATCATACATTTGTTGACCATCATCTTTGCCAATAATCTTAGCTTTTACTACTTGGCCGTCTTTAATGATTTCAGGATAGCAAGTTGCACCAAATTCTATGCAAGCATTTGCTATTAGAGGGAAAATAATATTAGAAGCACCAACCCAAGGATAAGTTTTTTGTTCTGATATAATCATTGCAAGCTTCATTACCTTTTGAAGCTCCTCTATTTTTTTCGAGCAGGAGGTTAAATCGTTGTTGTAGTCTGAGAAGACTTGTTGTGAGATGTTTGTTAAATCATTGTCAGATAATAAATCACAGATATTTTCAGTTTTTAAAATCTCTTCAATACTTATCTCGTGATCTGATTCTACTATTTCTTGATCTTGGTCAATTTCTTTAATGTCCATTAATAGCCTGTTGTTGAATTGCGTGTTGGATCATCAAGACGGTCAAAGTCGTCTTCGTAACCATCATCGGCAGGCAGGGGGAAGGACACATTCAATTCATCATCTTTGATTCGTGCCAAAGCATCCAGCATGTCGTCATGTTGCGGTGTTGGGAATACTGTATATTCTTCTTTGATAAAAATGTCAACTAAATTCTGCATCTTGCCTTCATAATTTACTTTCATAATCTGGCGAGGTATGTAAATCTTGCCTGCTTCATAGTCAGGCACAAGCTTGCCAATCCTATCTGGTTTGGGGATTTTACCGCCTAATTCTTTGATTGAGAAGTGATAATTCAATTCATCTTGTTTTTCTCTGATATGTTCGATGTCGGCTTGCATTCCATATTGTTCATAACCTACACGAATTAATCCTTTATTGTGGTGGGTTTTAACCAACTTAAATAAGGCTTCTGTTCGTTCTTTGAGATTCATCCTGTCTCGAATCATATCAATGATATAATAGTTCTGGTCATCACAAGCTGCAACTACCAACATAACTGTATAATCCGAGGTCTTTTTCTTTGAATTAGCGGGGTCAACAATGATATAAATATTGCCTGTGTATTTTCTTGACCATCCGCCGTAATACTTAATCCACGCCTCTTTGAAGTTTTGGAGGCTGTTGGCAACAGGATTAAGGAGAAGTTGACAAGAAAAAATGTAAGGACCTTGTTTAGTGTATTTTAGCTCTAGTTCTTTTTTAGTGAGTAATGGAGCGTCCGAATCTGAATCGATTGGCCATCTTCCGTCAGTTGTTGCGGGATATTTCCTTACTCTATAAGCTCCTGTTTGAATAATTGCATTGAGTGTATCGTTTGCGTGGTAGAATGTTCCAACAATTCTATAAATTCCTCCACGAGTTCCGATGTTATCTGATAATCCAAAAGCTGCGGTTGTTTTTTGGATCATCTCTGGCGTAGTAACTGAATCTTGCGTTACAATATCATCATAGTTTAGCTCATAAAAGTGTTTTCCTGTGGGTTGTCCGTCTACTAATCCCCAAGCCTCTACTGTTTGCTCTTTGTAAACGCTCTTTCTTTTGACACAAATTCCCTCATCCTCACTCCATTTTGGACTTTCAGATTTAGGATTTTGGTAAAGAATGTCTGGAAATAATGTCTTGAGTAGTTTATTATCTTCAAAAGTTTGTTTAATTTCTCTCAAGAAGCCTTTAGCGAGGGGACGAGTAACTGATATAATACCAATTGTCGTTTCTCTTCCCCATTCAGGTAACGGATCATCACCGTGAGAAGCTAGGATATTCTGAATTGATTTGCCGTAAGTTAGTAGGGTTGATTTAAAATGTTCCCTTGCCCATACATCTAGCGTTCCGTTAAAATCATTCTCAACTTCTTTGCATCTATCAAGAATCCATTGTTTAGCGATATATCCTTTACCGCAACCAAACCACAACAACCAAAATAAATCTGTCCTACAAAGCTTGCGAGTTAGTTTAAATTTCTCTTCTAAGTCCTCAAAAGCGTTTAATCGTTCAGCGAAGTCAAAATATTCTTGGACTGTCTTATAATGTTTGAGGGGTGAAGGGGTTATATTCATCTAGTTATTACTATAACTTCGTTTCCGTCTTTGTCTTTGATGATGGTTTTTGTGGGTTTGGGCATTATTGTAAGATTATTTTAGGCTTAATAATTCCTGTGTCTTGTTCCATTCTTGCCCCAATTCTTAGTTTACCATCACAATTCACGCCCATTTGATGCACGAATGATAATATGCCTAGAAGCTCGGCGGAAGTGTCATATTTAGCCTTTTTTAGCACCATATCATAACAATCAAGCTCTTTGTTGTATATGATGCTGAAATGTTCGTTATCTTGTGGTTCAATTTTATATATTTTCATATTATCTCTTCAATTCCCTTTTTCTTAACTGTGTTAGTCACATCTATAAGCTTCTGGACATTATCGCTCATCATATCGCTTGCGTTTTGATAGAAGTTAATTTGTGTGTTGTTTACTTCTTTATCAGCAAATAATGATAGATGTTTTGCAAGTGCTTCATTATTCTTAAATGCTAATTGTCCATCAATCATTTCTTCTTCGTGAAATACTTCACCACCAATTTGTTTTGCTTTAATTACTTTCTTTTTTCCGAATTCTAACATTTCTTTAAAATTGCCCAGAACATATTCAGTATTTATACCTAACTTTTGGGCCGCTGATTCTACAGCCGCTTTAATACTAGGCTTTCCTAAGTTTTCAACTGCCATAACACTAGCTACTTTATCACTAACTCCATAAGCCTTCCTAGCGGCTTGCGTGCCGTTTCCAGTCTTAATATATTCAGCGGTGAATCTCTTTTGTTTTAGTGTTAAGCCTTTTTTACCTTTCATTTAGATGCTTAGGTATAAATTGTTGATAACGCTTACAGCTTTCCCATTTATGAAGGTTGGCATTATACACATATCTAGTTGGATAAAATGAATCCCCATTCGATAGTCTAACTATATCTGTATGAGTCGAACATCCATTAGCATAGTGTGTTGTTTCTCCGTCGCAATTAGCTTTAAATACCTTACCTTCTTTCAGGTCAATAATCCAATCTTGTTTTAGCGGTTTATTTGTCATAAAGATGATTCTCAATATTAACTTCTTGGTCAAGCCCTATTATGCTGATAATGCCCGATAACTATTCCTTTTTTAAATCCGTATCGCTCTGAGCCAGCAACTAATCCGCTTTTAAATACGCAGCGATTAATTTCTATTTTAGCGTATTTATTATCTTCAATAATCAGAGTATCGTTAAAGACTTCATCTGTAATCACGATGCTAATTCTCATATCGCAAAAATGATAATATATCCTCTTCCACCAAGAGCAGTTTTTTATTAAGTCTGCTCTTTGTTTTAGAGCTGGGTTAATATCTTCTATTTTGCTTTCTTTGTTGTTTATTAGTATCATAACTTAAAACTATTAACTCTTACTTTCAAAACTGGTAGCTCTGTTTCGCCAATATCAAACTCATCCACAATACTTGATTTTATAGAAATAGCATTGTCTTGCCCTAAAGTGTAAGTTGTGCTTGGTAGTTTTTCGCACGATGCAACAATCTCATATTCTCTTTCCATTTCTTCCTCCAAGATTTCTGTTAGTTTTTCTTTGCTTATTTTTAAGCCAGTTCTTTTAACGAACTCTTTGTAAAGATAATCTCCCCTTTCTTCTTCTGTTATCTTTGGAGCAAATTCTATAAATGCACACATTACGCCAAAATCTCTGGCTATTTCTTGCGATGTTATTGATTTGTCCGCGTCGTTTATTTTAATCATTTAAAACCTCTTCCACTTTATTTATTGTTGTAAAATTAGGCAATCTTGAGCCATTTAAGGCATTATGTATTGTTGCCCTTGTTACATTAGCAAGTTTTGCAATTTGGGAGATTGATTTTTTAGATTTCTTAATCTTATAGTCCCAATTTGATACAATATTTAATCTGAGTTTTAAGCTTTGTTGACTTTTCATTGTTTAAAGTCTACGCACATTATTATACAATGTCAACAACTTATTTTTATGCATTTAAAATATATTTATTAACTTAATTAAATAATTGTATAATTTTTCGTTGACATAATAAAAGTTTTATTAGATACTAACTCAACATCAAATAAATTGATGAGAAATTTAATAACAAAAAAAAGGAAAATTTATGAAAAAATTTAATAAACAATTCAAAGTCGGAACTAAAGTAATACTAGATCACGATTCTAAAAACTTTGCTGAAATTAAAGAAATCCACGAAACTAGAAATTGGATCAAAGTCAAAGAATGGGAAGGCTCTTTTCAAAGAGGACACGTAGTAAAATTTACAAATAAAAAATAACAAATTTGGAGAAAGAATTATGACAATACAAATTTATAATTTTTGGGGCAAAGAAATTCCTTTAAAATGTTTTAGAATGGAAGCAAGGGCAAGTCGTTTTTCAATTAACGAAACTAACCAAAATCTTTGGATCCCAAATAAACATTTAGATGACAATGGGTTGATAAAAGCGGGGCAGAATATTGATTATGTTATCGTCTCTTCTCATAATCAAATTAGATGTTCGGGTTTATTTCCTGAATTTTTTGAGGAAAGAATGGAGAGAAAACCTTTAAAAGAATTATCAACTTTAACTAGAAACTAATATGCAAGACATTAATCAAATCGAACTATGTGACTTACTAGACTCTTACTTTGATTTTGGGGAAGAGGAATAACAAAAAAATAAAACTATGAAATTTTTTACTATCAGAGACGAAAAATCACTAATAATCCTAAAATCTTGGTTAAAGGAACATCGCTATAATTCCTATGCGTTAAGCGGAAAAGATAAAAACGGTAATGGAATGATTACAATTAGATGGGATAGAAACCCAGATAGTGACTGGGGAAAGCCTGAAAAAGCAACTGGAATTATCTTGATTCCGCCAAGTCTTGAAGAGCTTAGTGATAAAGTTGAAGAAGTAGTTACAAAAGGATTTAGTAAGTAATAAAGAATAACCCTCTCCACAGGGTTTAAGTTACCAATTTTATTAACCAAATTTTAAATTATATGACAATGAAAGAACTAGAATTTTTCAATAGAGCCTTTGACAAAGTCAATAAAGACCCAATCCACAACATCCAAAGTAAAATATGTTGGACATGTTTCGGCATTGTTTTTGCTATGCTTATGTTAATAAATATTAGTTATTAAAATATGAAAATTAAACAATCATATATAAACAAGTGTATAATCCGCTATACAGTCATCACAACTCTTTTTGGTCAAGGAACAATCACTGTTGTTGAGGGTTCTGAGGTTAAAGTTGGTGATTTTGTAAGAGGAATCAAAGTTAAAGATGCTATTTGCGACAGTATCGTTAAGAGAATCTTAAAAACTGAAATATATAATTGCCAATTAGTCGAATGTCTCATTGATCCGACAGAAGAATTGGATTTAGTTAAAGAACTTATCAATCAATAATAAAAATATGAAAATAAAGAACTTAGAAACCTCAGCATTACTAGACAATACTATAGATTATTATCGCAGAAATAACCTTAATTTTCAACCAAATAATAAGAAAAAAGAGTTTTTGGCTATTGAATTTGAAGGTGAAATTATTGGCTTTATAGGTTATAATTATAAAAAATGGGCTGAAATAATCCAGCTTGATATATTTTTATTGCCCCAATTTATTGGTAGGAAGTTTAGCTTTGAAGCTTTAACTCTAGCAGAAGAGTTTTTAAAAGCTAAATATCCCAATCTGATTGCTTTTACTGCTGAGGTTGTAAGTCCAGCATCGGTAGCGTTATTTACCAAAGCTGGTTATCTCAATGATCCTGCGGATTGGTACGAGACTAACGAGTATTACAAATTAATTAAATAATCCCCTAACTTAACTATATTTATGATAAAAATTATATTTATTATTGCTTTATTAGCAAGTTCAAATGCTTATGCAAACTGTGGATTTAAGCCATTTGATTCCTTTGGATGCACTAAAGTTTGTATTTGTGATGATTATGGCTTTAATTGCAGGTGGGTAAATATCTGCAATTAAAGACGCAAAACAATATTACAAATTAATCAAATAAGCTATTTAAGCTCACCACGCTTTTTCTTATATTCTTCCTTCCTCTTCGTCATTTTCTTCTCTTCAATCTGAATTTTCCTGCCCGATAGTTCCCGCTGTTGTTGTAAGAATCTCTTATTACAATCATCACAGATCATTTGAACTTGTGCGGGTTGGTTGCTAGAGTGGATTAATGCTCTGCATTGTATGCAGTGATAGTTAAATCTGTTTTTCATTATTTCTTATTTAAAATTACCGCATCAAGCAGTTCCAATATTATATTCAAAGCCATTCGATAATCAAGAATCAAATCCTCAATTTCTTCTCTTGCGAGCAATATTTTTTTGCTCGTGTAGTCTTCGTAGAGTTTTTCAACTTCTTTCTTTATTTCTATTATTTGTTGTTTTGGTGTCATAATCTTTGTTGTTAAAATAAATTTAAAGGGGTCAAACTTAATCAATTTCGATAGGTTTGGATGGTTTTTAATATAGATACCTTAAATACTGTTCTAA